ATTAATAATAAACAAAACAAAACGAAACAAGAAAATGATTTGCCTGCGCGTGAAGATTTATTCAGGCAATCATATCGCCTATGGGAGACAAATGTGGGGCCTTTAACGCCTATCTTAGCAGAGAAGATATCTGAATTGGCGTTGGAGGTTGGTTTCCCTGTGCTCAAAATGGCGATAGAACGATCGCTGGAAAGAGGAAAAAGGACTTTTGCTTATATCCAGTCGGTGGCACGAAACATAGCAAATGGGAGTAGTGATAGTGATGGAAAGCCTAAGAGTAATAGCAAGCCGGATAATGCAGAGACACAATATAACACCGGTAGTACAGAGCTACTCGGCACTGTCCTATGAGGAAATGGAACAGGCTAGAGTTGAGAGCTTTAATTCTCACATTGGAGAACTCGAAGGCTATGACTGTAAGATTTGCCAAAATCGGGGTTATTTAGCGGAATTGAGTTCTAACAGCAATATGTGCGTCAGGGAGTGCGAGTGCATGAAGATACGCCGGACAATGAGGCAAGTAGCTGAAACCGGTATAAATAGGGCTTATAGCTTTGAAAATTTTAAAGTCACGAATGATTGGCAGCAGGCGATTGCCGATAAAGCAAAGCGATATGTTGCTGACCCTAAAGGCTGGTTTTATGTTGGTGGGCAGGTAGGAGCGGGCAAGACGCATATTTGCAGCGCGATATTCGGCGAACTGGTGCGCCGTGGCAACGAAGGTCACTATATGCTGTGGACGGATGAAGGGACAAGTTTAAAGGCCGCTGTGAATGATGTCAATGCTTATCGGGATATCATGAAACCATTGATGTCTGTAAAAGTTTTATATATCGACGACTTTTTAAAAGTCAAACAAGGAGAAAAACCGACAACGGCTGATATAAATCTAGCGTTTAAGTTGTTAAATGCACGTTATAACAATCCTGAATTACTGACTATAATCAGCAGCGAATGGTATTTGGGGGAAGTCAGAAATTTTGATGATGCTGTTGGAAGTAGAATCTTTGAAAAGACGCAGGAGTTTTGTGTAACGCTTGGACGTGAAGTTGATCGTAATTATCGAATGAGGAATAAGGAGCAATGGTAACTATGAAAATTAAAGCAACAACACCATGTTATAAATTCAGGGACGCAACACCGGAAGAACAGATTGCAAAAATCAAAGAAGAATTGGCTGAGGTAGAAGTTGCTTACATAGAGTTTAAAAAAGTGCCGACAGAAGATAAGCTGCTGGCGTTGATGATGGAGATTATCGACGTTAAGGCTTGCTGTAACACGTTTGTTTACCAGCTGCGGAAGAATCATGCTTTGGCGTTTTTGGCTTATGCCAAAGCTAAGCGAGAAGTCATAAATAAAAATCTTGCAAGAGGGTACTACTTTACGCCAGAAGATATTGACAAGCTGAACACTAATAAGTCAGAACCATTTTGAGGTGAGATCATGAATTGCGATATATGCCATAAGGATACAACGGCGGGTAGTCACGTAACCAGAGGCCGATATTTTGAGGTGCATATTTGCCCGAGCTGCTTGATGTGGTCCGACGATCTGCGGGCCGTGAAGGCGCGGGAGATAATTAAAAACTTCAAGAATTTGAGACTTTTGGAAGATATTAGTATAAGTTATGAAGGGACTGAAGCACAATGACTAAGCGTGAAACAGTATACACATTATTATTTATCTTTGCTGCAGGTTTCCTATGGCAGCTCGGTTGTGCTTTAGCTGAGGTTTTTGTAGAGTGGCAGATCTGGAGATAAGTTAAAACGGCCGCGCATACTAACTATATACAAGCATAAAGGGAAGTATACCCCTGCGGAGGTGATTAGCCCGTAGGGGGCGGCCTTTTAAATATAAGGAGTTGGAAATAGTGAAACCAATAAATATAAAAATTATGATGGCGTTAATCGAAAAAGAACCAGGCGATCAGTATGTACCGGTATTGAAACCAGTACTTATGCAGATACTGACGGAACTCAAACATCTGCGTCGGAAAAATAGTCAGCTCGGCGGTAAAAATGCCCGGTTAAGGCGAGAGAAGAAAGCTCTAGAAATTATGTTATCGGCGGTAGTAATAAATGACGACGTGGAATGAACTGCCGGCACACCTTGTAAGTAAAATTCGTTCTGATAGCGTAACGGCGCCGGCGAATTTACCTGGGGCTGTACCTGTGCTGAAATATGGTAATGCAATAACTGAGGTTGACGGGATTCGCTTTGATAGTAGGAAAGAAGCAAAATACTATGAGGACTTACTTTGGCAGCAGCGTACCGGTGCAGTAAAAAGCATTGAATTACAGCCTGAATTTGTTTTACAGCCTGGTTATGAGGTTGCAGGTAAAAAGATAAGGCCGATTATTTATCGAGCTGATTTCAAGGTAACAGAAGCTAATGGGCATATATATTACGTCGACACGAAAGGGATGCGGACGCAGGTGTATCTGATCAAAAAGAAGATGCTGCTATATCGTTACCCTGATATTGATTTTAGAGAAGTTTAAGGTGGTGGAGTAGTGGAGAAAATTAGAAGTCTTGTAGGCATGGTATCAAAAAAGAAGTTTTTTTCGGCCTGCAAATGTTATGAAAATAATAAATATGGTGTTGATTATGTCAAACCACAACTTTGCATAGATGAAGAAAGTCATCTCATATTTTGTGACCGATGCGGTGCAGTTATAGATCCGTTTGCAGCAATGCTCATGGTCGCAATTTTTGAAAAACGGCAAAACCGTGAATGGGGTAGATACATGGAAAGTGCTAGACGGTTTTGGAAAATAGCCCACAGCTATAAACCATACAGAGTAGCACTTAAAGAAATGGAAAAGAATATGGGTCGGGGTAATAATGCTATGTTGCCCTGCTGCCCAAAATGTGACAGAGCATTTGATCCTGCAGATATCAAAGCGTATGTTAATAAAAAATATGTCTGCGACTAAGGCGGTGGAGTAGATGAAAGCGTATTGCTGTAAGGAGCGTGACAGTGATGAATACGCCGTTATTGTATACGGAAAACAAGAGGTCAAGCAAAACGAGAAGGGGCTAGCGAATTGGATATTGATTTTTTAGATGCCAACGTTAGCCGATTACCGTGGGCGGACGAATACGGCAGTATCAATAATCTTCCGTTAAAGGTCTACTTTGAAAACGGGTGGTTTTGTGAGTGCTGCAAGTGCGGAAGGCGTATCGACGTTGATAGTGAGTATACGGAAGGTACTTTGGGAAAGTTTGACTATTTGTGTGACGAATGTAGAAAGACGGTGTAAATTATGAAAAATCTTGAAATCAAGTACGTAGGATGGTGCCATGAGTGCAAATGCCTAGGAAGTTTTATTTGTGGTAACTGTAAGCCTAATGAGAAATACAGTTTTGGTAGACCTTCTGAATTTATATCTAAGAACAAAAACCGTTGGGTAAGAATGTAGGAGTAAAAAATGAAATACTTAGACTATTGTTATTTGTGCATTAATAATAGAAAGGCCAGTGAGTTGAGCGAAAACCCAGAATGTAGTAACTGTATTCAGCTTACTGTTATATCTATGCCAACTAAGTTTAAATCGCGTAGGATTACTTGGGCTGACAGAACGGAGCTAGAAATACATGAAAACAATTAAATTGGCTAACGTAGTAGTACAGATACACGTTAGAGATGAATATTCAGGGCAGAGAGTACTATATTGTCCGTGGGTTAATTGCAAGCATTATAGTAATGGTGAATGCACTTATAAAGATAGTTATGGCTGTAATTGCTGTCGCTTTGTATTAATGAATGGACAAACTTATTGCCAAGGCTATGAGAGGGATGAAGATCATGATAGCAATTAAAGGAATGGATATGCCTGCAAACTGCGGTGAATGCCCATTGACATATCCAGTTGGCTTTTATAGGAATCTACCATTTTCTGTTGATAAGAGCAAAGGCTGCTGTATTCTTGTCTGTGAAATTGAAGATCCAAACATTAGGCTGATAGATTGTCCATTAATTGAAATAAAGGAGCATGAAGAAAAATGACAAAGAAAGAATTGATAGAGCTGATAGAAAAATACCCGGACGACGCAATTATCTCTTGTTTGGGAAGATTTTCAGGAGACTTGTTGATTTTTCGGGCGAATGACGTAATTTTTAACAAATATAAGAATGAAATTTGCATTGTAAGAAATTGAGAAAGGTGAAGAAATATGACTAAATTAAAACCTTGTCCGTTCTGCGGTAGCAAAGCTAAGATGGAAAGAACGCCAATTAATCCTTATTATTATGTGATCTGTACAAATCTAGAATGTGACGCAACTGTTGGGAGATTTCAGCCAACAGAAGAAGAAGCTGTAGCAGTATGGAACAGACGGGACGGCGAAGAAAAATGAATCAATTGTTTATAAGTGTTACGGTGCTTTGGATGATAGCTTGCATTGTAATGAGTACAATATCTAAATAGGAGCGTGAAAAAATGTATGAAATAGGACCGAATTTATCAATGGTATTAATGGCTATATTGACCGTAGTTTTTATAGCTGTTTTTGGATATTTTGGCACAAGAAGGTGAAGAAAAATGCGTGAAATATTATTTAGAGGTAAAGACAGTATCACTAAAAGTTGGGTATATGGGGCACTTGTACAACAACAGGACGACCCTTTAAAAGAAAAAGCGTTTATTATTAGTTATTCAAATTATCAGTTTGGTGATTTTTCAGAAGCGGTTATGCATGAAGTTGACCCTGAAACTGTTGGTCAGTGTACTGGGTTTGGTGATAAGAACGGCAACAAGATATTTGAAGGCGATATCGTCTGTATGGACGATTGGATACCACCATGTATGCAGGTAGCTTATGCAAAGGGAGCTTTCTACTTAGCGGAAATTGAAAAACCAGTTAAATATTATGGTGACATTTATTATTTAAACCATGGTGGGAAACCTTATGCAAAAGTTATCGGCAATATCTATGATGATTTGAGCTACTAAAGGAGCGGTGAATAATATGGAATTGATAGATAAAGATGCTTTAGTGGAATATTTAGAGAGAATGGGAAATGAAATATATCCAGGCAATGATGAATATTTTCTAGGACAGAAAACAGGTTTAATGAAAGTCGTTGGTGTTGTAATAACCTTTCCTGCAGTAGAGGAACGTGAGCAAGGATGTTGGAAAAATGGCTGCTGTACCGTATGTGGTGAATCTGCTGCAACCGATAGCCACTTTGACTTTATACCCGAGGAAGAGCAGAAATATTGCTGGAATTGCGGGGCTATTATGGACGGTGAAACCGAATGAACATACTAAAGATAGAAAGAGCAATAGCTTTATTAAAACCAATCGTTTGGAAAATGCCTGTGAATAAGAAAAGAGAGGCTTATATAACTTTATTGACAGCTGCTCAAAAGCAACTACCACAAGAAGTAAATTTGGTAGTCGAAGAGCATTTTATACCAAACTGTCCTTTCCCACAACAAATACCTAAAGGCTGGGCATGTCCTGTATGCGGACGTGAGGTAGATGATGATGCTCACTACTGCAAATACTGCGGTCAAGCTATATGTGATGATTAAGGAGTGAAGACATGAATTATCCTGATCTAATAAAATGGATATTTGAATTTGTATATGAACATTGGATATTAACGTTTTTGTTTATATTAGTTTTAAGAAGGTTTAGTATTTTTACAATAAATCTATCAGATAAGAAGGGCGATACAAATGTTATTAACAATAGAGAGCAAGTTTAATATAGGGGATAATGTGCATGTGCCTAAGGGAGAATGTAAAGTACTTGGTGTCAAACTAGATTCTAAAGGTATCTTATATTTGCTTGAAAGTGCAGACGGTACGAGAGAATGGGTGCAAGAATATTGGGTTGTTGAGGGCGAACAAGAACATAAACACGAAGAGTTTAAGGAGGCTATTTTGAACCAACTCGTAGAAGACAGCATAAATCCTTTTGGAGCATTATTTAGGCGATTAAAAAAGAAAAGCTAGAAGGAGACTGATATGCTAATAGAACAGTATATTAAGCATGTAGAGCGGTACTTTTGGGATCGTAAGCAAATACAAAAAGTTGTTGATGAAGAAAAAGAGCAACGTACTGCAAGGAAAGGGCATACGGGCGGTGGGGGTCATGCTTTTATTAGTAATCCAACAGAAACAGCAGCATTAAAAAACATTGAGCCAGTACGTATGATATCGTTTGGATATGGACCATATCAGTCGATAATAATGAACCCGGAGCTATGGCTTGAAGTTGTCGCAGAAACCTATAAGATACATGAGAATCAGCTTACTGGTAAAGTTATGTATCAAAAATATGAAAAAAGGAAGCCGATGAAAATAATTGCAGAATTAACCGGCGTAAATAGAGATACCTGTTATGAATTTCGTAAGGAGTTTCTCCGAGATGCTGTTGGTTTGGCATTGAAAAAAGGTTTGATAAAATAAAAAAGTTTCCGACATATTACCTGTTTTAATGAGTTAAAATAGTATTGTAAGTAAGTGGGCTTACAATAAAGCCATACGCAGTAATCCGCTCACTATCCGAGCAAGTGATAAACCGTATGTGCATATATTTGGCTATGGTGTTCGCCGTATGATGGCATATGATAGCTGCAATTTATCGTATGAATGATGCGGATAACTACCCATAGCCCCTACCGTGCGGCTAGCAGCAGTCGCATTGGTAGTGTCAAAACATCGCATGGAAGCCTAGTAACGGGATAACATGCAAAGGTGAAATGTTCAAGTTTAGCACTTGGACACTGCCCGTGTAGCTCAGATGGCAAGAGCGATTGACTTTTAATCAGTGGTCGCAGGTTCGAGCCCTGCCACGGGTACGGCATAGATGGGGAACACCTATCCACGCTTAAAGGTGCGTGTGTTGTTTGGGTAATCCGGCAACTGCCAGCCCTGCCGTTGGGGTAATACAGCGGCTTATTTATTGGAGTGTGATTAAATGTTAGTAAAAGAACTAATAGAAAAGCTCAAGGAAATGCCTCAAGATGCACTGATAGTAGTACCTGGCGATGGTGATTTTGCCGTTGCCGAGTGGGTAGAATTAGAAAAGGAAGAGAGCGCGGATCGCTTTATAGAAGATGCAAATCAAACTTCAGTGGTATCGATAACTTAATAATAGCCACTTAACTTACACAAATAATTTAGTCTTAAAAAGCCGATAAAACACGGTAATATATATCAGAATTTAGCATATAACTTAATATAAAGGCACTTAACTTCGGTTAGGTGCTTTTTTATTTACAAAGGTGGTGATAACAGATGGCTGCGCTAAAAGATCCAAGACAGGAGAAGTTTTGTAGGCTTATGGCTGTAGGTGGTAAAACACAGGAACAGGCAGCCATTGATGCAGGGTATTCAGCAAAAAGCGCAAGGCAGGCTGCGTCAAGACTGTTAACAAAGCAGCACATTGTTGACAGGGTAACGGAACTTCAAACGGTTACTGAAGAAAAAATTGCAGATGAACAGAAGAATATCATAGATGAACTTAGCAAATTAAGAAAGTTCTGGTTAGAAGTTATAGACGATAAAGAAGAGCGCATGAATAATAGGCTTAAAGCATCTGAGCTATATGGTAAATCGATAGCAGCATTTGTAGAGAAGCGCGAGGTTAGTGGTAAAGATGGTGAACCAATTACTTTTCGTTGGGCTGGTGATGATGGTTGAAAGTAATAACTATACCATACAAACCAAGACCTCTTTGGAAAGACATAATTCATCCTGCCCTTGATAAATATCGTTTCGCCGTTATAGTAGCCCACAGACGTTATGGTAAGACTGTAGGAATGATAAATGAGCTGACTAAGAGTGCTATCAAAAATACGCTTATAAGCCCTCAGTTCGCATATGTAGCGCCGTTTAGGAATCAGGCTAAGATGATTGCATGGAACTATTTGAAGTATTACACAAGCGCGATTCCCGGTAGAAAGGTAAATGAAAGCGATCTGTTTATAGAACTGCCGTCAAAGCATAAAAATGCTGTTGGGGCAAGGATATATATTATAGGCGCGGATAAGCCTGATGCGTTGCGCGGTACTTACTGGGACGGCGTTGTGCTTGACGAATATGCTCAAATAAAGCCTGAACTATGGGGCGAAGTAATACGGCCGGCGTTAGCTGACCGCAAGGGCTTCGCTTATTTTATCGGAACACCTAAAGGGCAGAATCAGTTCTATGAGATATACCAAAGAGCGCAACGCAGCGAAGAATGGTTTACCTGCCTTTATAGAGCTGATGAAAGCGGTGTGTTGGATGAAGCAGAGCTTAAGTCGATGATGGAAGATATGACGGATATAGAAATACGTCAGGAGCTTTATTGTGATTTTACTGCATCGGCTAGTAATGTCGTCATCCCTATTGATTTAGTTACAGAGGCAGCACACAGATTGCTTCAAGAAAAAGACGTGCAGGGAGCTCCAGTTATTCTTGGCGTTGATATAGCCAGATATGGTGATGACAGATCTACTATTTTTAAGAGACAGGGACTATGGGTAGATGAGCCTTTAGTTTACAAAGGTCTGGACACTATGGATATGGCGGCAAGAGTTATTGATGCGATAATCAGATATAAGGCCGATATGACTTTTATTGACGCTGGAGTCATGGGTGCTGGAGTTATAGATCGCATTAGGCAGTTGGGGTACAACAATATCAGTGAAGTCTACTTTCAGGGCAACGCACTGCATGAACAGCGTTTTGAAAATATACGTGCTGAGATGTATTTTAAGATGCTTGAATGGCTCAAGTCTGGCGGCGCTATACCTGATATGCCGGAATTAAAAAGCGAACTTAGTATCGTAGAGTACAAGTTTAGTAAACGTGGCAAAATCATCTTACAGCCTAAAGAAGAAATTAAGGAAAAGATTGGTAAAAGCCCCGATCTTGCAGATGGTCTTGCTCTGACTTTTGCAAGGCCTGTTTATCCAAGGTTAAAACCGGGTGATCCTGGGTATGGACGTAAGATGATGTGTAATACAGAATATTCGATATTTTAAGGAGCGATAACAATGGGAATTTTCAAGAAAGTATTTGGTGGTGGCAGTATTAGAATGCCTGAGGTTGTTGAAACGCCTCCGGCTCCTACGACAGTGACCAGTACAGAGACTGGAACAGAAACAGATCCGGCAAAGAAAAATAAAAGGCGCGGGTTTGCTTCCACTCAAGTGTCTACTGATCGTAATACTATTGCAGGCAGCAGTTCTGGAAGAAAAACTTTAGGTTAGGAGTTTGAAAATGGCTAAAGCTAAAGTAAAGCAGAAAGAAATTGAAACAATTGCGGCACGAGCGCCTGCGGAAACGCACCCGTCAGACGGACCATCTTTAAAAAGCCACTGGCCAGAAAAAAGAAAATTAGTTAGAAAGATGCGAGATCTTTATGAAAAACGGCTTGATTATGAAATCCGTTGGAAAGAGATTAGAGATTATCAGCTGCCGTTTATAGGTGAATTTGATAATACGGCTGACAAAACTAATCCTGCCCGCAGACGTGATTTGAAAATAGCCCAGGGGGTTGCATGGCTGGCTGCACAAATATTTGCTGCAGGCGTAATGAGTGGTTTAACTCCGCCTAGTCGCCAGTGGTTCAAATTAGGCTTTAGCAATAGCGCTATGAGTGGCGATATTGAAGCTACAAGAGTACTGGACATAAGGCAGGAAATTGTAGCCGCGGTGCTTTCAAAAAGTAATTTTTATAACAGCATACATTCAGTATATCTTGAATTGCCATTTGGACAATGCCCAATGGCAATTTTTTATGACCCAAATACAGGCATTAGATGCGTTCCTATGACTATAGGGACTTATGCGCTTGGTGTAGATGGGTTTGGAAAAGTACAGACATTCGCACGCAAGTATGAAATGACATTATCACAGATTGTAGATTGTTTCGGCAGTGAAAGTTTGCCGCAACATCTGCAGCAGCAGGTAGCCAATGGCACCGGACTTGATAAAAAACATACTGTAAATTGGCTTGTAGAACCAAATGACAAACGGCTTCCAGGATATATGGATAGGTTGAATATGCCTTATAGGTCAGTTTATTGGCTTGATAAGTCACAGGATAATGAATTTCTATATGTAGGTGGATTCGAAGAATGGGCTATACCAGTTGCAAGGTATCTCGTCAATGGTCTTGAGCCGTATGCCAAAGGACCAGGGTGGTTCGCCGAAGGTGACAGTAAGTCTCTTCAAATGATGAAAAAAGACTTGCTGACAGCCATTGAACTTGGAGTTAAGCCACCGATGAAAGGCCCGGCTTCGCTGCTGAACAATGGTGGTATCAATCTTATCCCTGGAGGAATGACCGCTGTAGACGATCAGACACAGCAGTTTGTTCAGCCGCTATTCCAGATCAATTTAGATATTGACCATGCTTCACAGGAGATCATTCGCACGGAGGATGCAATCAAAAGGCATTATAGTGCAGATTTGTTCTTGATGCTGGATAGTGTAGATAACGGGCAGATGACAGCACGTGAGGTTATGGAGCGCACACAGGAAAAATTACAACAACTTGGTCCTGTGGTGGAACGTCTGCAGGATGAGTTTCTAACGCCAATCATTGTAAGGATATATAACATCCTTGAAAGAGCAGGAGCTTTCCCTCCGATACCGCCTGAAATTCAGGACCGCATAAGTAATGAGGATATCAAAATTGAGTATATTTCTCCGCTGGCACAGGCACAGAAAATGAGTGGGCTTGTTAATATTGAGCAGGCTCTTGCTACTACGCTGCAGATGGCGCAGGCTTGGCCAGAGGTGCTAAAAAAAGTTGATCCTATTGGAACTTTGTCCAAATATTTTGAAATGCTTGGCGCTCCTGCCGCTATGCAACGTAGTGATGATGACGTTAAAAAGCTCATTGAGCAGGAGCAGCAGGCGTTACAAGAGCAGCAGCAGGCACAGGAAGCAATGGCTCTTATGCAGGCAGCAGCACCGGCAGCGCAGGCTGCAAAAAACATGACTGAGGCTGCAAATGACGGAAATCCGGCAATGGCAGCTTGGCTTGGTATGGGAGGTGGTGCAGGTGGTGTATAAGTCGATTACAGACCAAAACAGCAGGCAAGCAAAATTGCAGGAGTTTTTCTATAGAGAACTTCAAAAACGCGATCAAGATGCGCTGCTGACCATCTTAAATAGCGAAAGCGGACGCTGGTTTTTAATGCGGTTGCTGGACAAAACAAAAGTTAATGCGGATAACTTCACTGGTAATTCGCAGACCTTTTATAACGAGGGCATGCGAAAAGTTGGTTTATTGATCCTAAACGATATTCAAAATCTTGGTATCACTGGAGTAAAGCTCAAACAAAAAGCTGAGCTTGAATATATAAATACTCAAATCAAGGCACAGAAAATAGTTGCCGAACAATTGGAAGGAGACGATGAATAATGGAAGATGAAATCAACACAAGTGCCAACGATAACACGCAGGGCACAGAAACAGTTGAGCAGCAAGAGGACACACAGCATGAAACACAATCTCAGGATACCCTTCTTGGGGGTAAAGCAGAAACCCAATCTCAGGAAAACGCTGAACAGATCGCTTATGACTTTAAAGAAACTGTTTCCGCTATGGGGGATTTTGAGTTCAGCCAGGAAGAAAGCGATAAGTTTGTAGAGGTTATTAAGGATATGGGACTTAACAACGAGCAGGCGAACGCTATCGTTAAGTATGGCGGTGAGTGGGGGAAGGGTATTGCAGAAGCTGCTATGACCGCTGTTATCGAACAGCGAAATGCAGAAATCCAAAACTGGGGCGAGACGGCAAAAAAAGAGCTCGGAACAGAGTTTGATAGTACAATCAATCTTTGCGGTCTTGCGGTGGAACATGTAGAGAAAGCTGTTCCGGGTATCAGACAGGCATTAAACGAAACAGGCGCAGGTAACAGAATTGAAGTTATCCGCGCTTTTTCTATGCTCGGAAGGCTGTTGGAAAGCGATCCTGGCAAAGGTGTTGGTGCTCCTGTTGCACAGAGGAATAGTCTTGAAAAATTCTATGACAAAACAGATTTTACTAAATTAAAATAAGAGAGGATGAATGAATAATGGCAGTTTTAAATCAACTAGCTTATACTTTGGCTGACTGGAGAGGTAGACTCGATCCATCTGGGAATGTAGATGATATCATTGAAGTCTTATCTCAATCCAATCCAATTTTAGAAGAAATGACCTTTATGGAAGGAAATCTTCCTACTGGCATCGTGACTACTCAGCGTACAAAAGTTCCTGAACCTTCTATCCGCCGTATTAATACCGGTGTTCCTTATAAAAAGAGTGGGGTAAAGCAAATCAACGATACGACTACTTTATACGAAAACCGTAATAAGATGGACGTAGAGCTTTTGCGTTTGCAGAATGACCCTGCTGCTTTTCGCTACAGTGAAGATTTAGCATTTGTAGCTGGCTTTGGCGACCGTATTGCTAAAGATGTTATTTATGGCGGACTTAGCGAGGTTCCGGATGAATTTAACGGATTCGATATCAGACATCGTTATTTTGGCAATGGTGATGATCCGACAGCTGAGGGTTATACTACTCTTAATGCTGGCGGTGGTTCTAAGAATACCTCTATTTACTTCGTAAACTGGGGTGAGCGTACCTGTTCTGGCGTGTTCCCTAAAAATGGCAGCGCTGGTCTGAAAAAAGAAGATCTGGGACAACAAACTACCATGGCAGATGATGGAACTGAATTTGAAGCAATGATTACGAAATGGACCTGGAATGTAGGGCTGACTATTCGCGATTACAGAGCTGTCGGAGCTATTCGTAATATTGATGCAGCACAGTTTGCATCTGCAACTTCTGCTCAAAAACAGAAGATTATTGAAAATGTTATTCGGGTCCATGACCGACTGAGAAACCCTGACAGTGTTATGATGTACTGCTCTCGCAGCATGTATACGCTGTTCAAGTTGTGCTTGATCGATAAAAATAATGTCCATGTTGAGATGGAAACGCTGGCTAATGGCATTAAAGTATTAAATGTAGATGGCATGCGTGTGCGTAAACTTGACTGCATTCGTGAAGACGAAGCTAAAATTGAAGCATAAGGAGTGAAGAATAATGAGATTAGACAAGGAAAATATTTTCTTTGAGAAACCTGCTGCAGAATTAGTTGATGGTGTTCTCGGTGATGTTATCGCTATGGGTGGCGGTGACAGCATTAATCCGATGTGGCTTTATGTAGGGCCGAAGCTTGAAAGCGGCAGCGTTGCTTTGACATTGGAGACTGCTGATGATGAGGAGTTCAGCGAGGCTGTAGCACTGGGAAGTTTTACACTTGACGAAAAGGCACCTGTGAGAGCTAAGGTGCCTTTGGGAGTAAAAAAATATCTGCGCATTAAGGCCAGTGAATCCAGTACTCCTACTAATGCAACGGCTGCTAAAATTGTTGCAGCTCTTGCTGTGGATGTTGATTTTAAATGATTTTATATAGTAACGGCAAGACGGTTATACCTGGCAGAAGGCTTGAAGATATGTCAGCCAATGAATTGAGAGTTAAGCTCTATAATGCTGATATTAAATATCCGGTAAATGCCAGCAAACAAGATTTAATCAGGCTTATTAGAGAAAATATTAAATAACACCTATATAGTCATGTGACGGCTATGTACAAGCACTTAGGGACGTCTTAAAGGCGTCCCTATTTTAATAAAGAGGAAAATAACATGGAGGTGTTTCCGTGATGAATAATACAGACATTTGTAATATGGCCTTGGCTTATTTAGCCAAAGGCCGCATTTCTTCTATTGATGAGAATAACGAACTTGCAAGGCAGTGTAAGTTGTTTTATGACCATAGCAGAAAAGGACTATTGCGAGAATACAGTTGGGGATTTGCTAAGAGGATTATCAGGCTTGCAGAACTGGATGCTTTAAATCCTGATTGGAAGTATGTGTATGCATATCCAGAGAAATGTGTATGTGCAAGGCGCATATTTAATGAAAAAGAAAATGTAAGCAGTTTAGAGAGGGACAAGTATGATTTGTTCTTGGTTAGCGATAATACGCAGGCTATCGGCTGCAACGTATATCAGGCATATTTAGAGTATACTTATGATGCAGAAAATGCAGAACTTTTTAGCTCGTATTTTACAGAGGCGCTGGCAAGAATGCTGGCCTTTAATATTTGCTTGCAGTTAAATGGTAATGGAACTATCCAACAAACACAGTATCAGCTGGCACAGGCTGCATTAAGCAGAGCAAAATATACCACAGCAGCTGAACGTCAGGATAAGCTGGATTACCCTGACAATTATTTCGCTGCGAGGATGTGATATTATGGCTAGAGGAAGCGGACCGAATCCTTTTTATGTACTGCAGCCTGCATTTACTGCAGGTGAGATATCTAATGCTGTTGCTAATCGTGTCGATTTGGATAAATATCAATATGCTCTTTTGACTGCTGAAAATTGTTATATTCGTCCTTATGGACCTGCGTATCGTCGTAGTGGTACGGTTTACTGCATTGCTACCAAATATGCTGATAAAAGGTGTATTCTGGCTGGATTTAATTTTACTGATGATATTAATTATCTGCTTGAAATAGGCGATCAGTATATTCGGATCCACAGAAATGGGAAGTATTTAGGGATAGAAATAGTAACGCCTTTTACAGAAGCTGATTTGGAAAAATTGAGATTTGCTCAGTCGGCAGATGTTATATATATCACAAGCGGGAATTATCCGGTAAAACAACTGGCTAGATATAGTGAAGATGATTGGAAGTTTGGCGATTTTGAACTTACTCATGCTTATTTTGAAGATGAGGTAACTATGGATTTGGTTGAGAGCGCTGTTTACACGGCGCCCGGCAATTATACGTATACAGTCCCGAAAGATGGCCGTTATACAATAGAAGTAGCTGGTGGCGGCGGTGGCGGCAGTGGTGTAGCCAGAAAAGCAAGTGATAAGCAAAGTTCAGGTGGCACAGGTGGTCGTGGTGGTTTTTACAGTTTTGAGATGGATTTGACCGAAGGTGATAGTTTCCCTGTAACTGTGGGAGCTGGTGGCAAAGGTGGTGCTGTGCATTATGGAGCTGGTTACGGTAATGCTGGTGGCAACGGTGGAAGCAGCAGCGCTTTTGGTTGGGTAGCTCAAGGTGGTGGTGGGGCTACTGCAGCGTATTCGGAAGAACATGGTGCAAAGAACGGAAGCGACGGAACCAACTATGGTAATGGTGGCATTGGTGGGAAGAAAGGTGTTGCTTATGATGAAAATAACCTTTCCGGAACAGATGGCTCTAACGGCTGGGTTACTATAGCGTTTCAGGATAATCCAAAGGTTACGCCGTCCAGCACAACAGGTACTGTAACCATTACAAGCAATAGACCGATTTTCAACGAAGGGCTGATTGATGGTAACATCAGGCTGACGCACGAGGTAGAATCTTTTTCAGTAGAATTGAATTTGAAGGACAATGCTACTGGAACTACTGGCGCTGTTGTAGTGGGAGAAAGTTGGAAAGTTATTTCTGGCGGTTCCTGGACCGGAAGTTTCCAAATACAAAAAAGTGAAGATGGTACTACATGGAAAGAATACCGTAAATATTCAAGCACAAACAATTTTAATCCTACTGAAAGCGGGACAGTAACAGACACTACCTATTTGAGAATAGAGGCGTCTATAACGAGCGGTGATTTGACTGTAACACTAACCGCTCTTCCTTATACTAAAGATGGTACAGCAAAAATAATTAGCTATATCGATGAATATAATATTAAGGCAATGGTAAATGAGCCGTTTGGGTCTACCGAAAGTACAACTACTTATGCTTTCGGAGCATGGGACAGCAATTTCGGCTATCCAAAAACAGTATGCTTTTTTCAAGACAGACTTTGTTTTGGTGGAAATAACAAAAGGCCTTATATGGTTTGGATGTCAAAAAGCGGGGATTATCCTAATTTTGGCGTGGAGAAGGTTAGTGGGACGATAACGGACGACAGTGCTATTGCTGCATCATTTATCAGTAGAAAACAGTTTGATATTTTACATTTGATCCCATCTGTTGACCTTCTTGTCTTAACACAAGGGAACGAATGGATCGTTTCTGGAAGCGAGGTTGTAACACCAACAAATATCACACCCAAAATGCAAACTACGAGAGGCTGCAGTAATTGCGAGCCACTTACAATCGGCAATAGGATTGTATTTGTACAGGGACGTGGTTCGACAGTTCGTGATATGGGCTACAGCTTTGAAACAGACAGTTATGGTGGCATGGAATTAACAATACTGGCAGGGCAAATTATAAAGGGGCTTTCTATTACCGATTCAGCTTATAAGCAGGAGCCGGACAGTATAATTTATTTCGTGCGTAGTGATGGCACGATCGCTTGCCTGTCTTATATAAGAGAGCAGGAAGTATACGCATGGTCCAGGATCATTACTGACGGCGAATTTGAAGCTGTCGTGAATATTCCAGAAGGGGACGAAGATAGTATCTACGCTGTTGTAAAACGTGTGGTAAATGGAGAGACGGTTCGCTATATTGAACGCTTTGATAATAATTATGATGGTGACAATCCGAATGATTATGTAATGCTGGACTGTGCTAAAAAATACGATATGGAGGAAGCAACAGATACTTTAACAGGACTTGGTCATCTTGCCGGTAATACAATTTCTGTGTTGGGAGATGGACGTGTATTGAGAAATTATACGGTGCAGGATGATGGCACTGTTAAATTGCCGATACAAATTAAACGTGCAGTTGCAGGATTACCATATACTATGAATATCGAGCTTCCAAACATTGAAGTCCAGTTACAGGACGG